GCCTCACTTCTTCTGGTACGCGCTGCGAATCAGGCGGGTGTCGTGGAGGAAGTCGGCGAGGAGGACCGCACCTACGAAGTCGAGGTCATCGCCGGTGCGGTCACGGAAGGCGATCAAGCAGTCCGCGGCGAGTTCTAGGTCACCGCCGCGCGCCGCCTCGACTAGCGTTTTACAGCGAGCTGTCGGATGCCGAGCAGTTCGGTCGCGTGCTCGGCGAGCGAGAACGCGAGGCCAGGCTCGTCGGCGAGGACGTTCCGCATCACGTCCTTGTCGGGGTACACGACCGTCGCCTTGACGAGCGCTTCGGCGGCGTCGAGCCGCTTCTTCTCGTTGGATGCGGTGGTCGTGAACCGCTCGACATGCGCGCGCGGGTTCTTCGGCTTGGCGAGCACGAACAGGCGCTCGCCGTCCTCCACGATACGCAGGTCCTCGCCATGCTCGTCACGGAGCGCGGCCAGCGCGCTCTCGGACGGTTCGTCGAACTGGATCATCAGATGGTGTCCTCGTTGCCGTGCGGGTCGGCGCCGTTGAGCTTCATCCGCAGGATGTGGAGATCGAACTTCACCGTCGCGGCCTCGGTGCCCTGCTTGGGCGAGTCCTCGACCTTGGTGATGCGGCAGGCGATCAGTTCGTCGGTGACGATGCCGCCCTCGCCGTCTTCGTCGTAGGAGACGGTCATGTTGAACGTCTGGCGCATGAAGCCGTTGCCGAGCTGGCCGATGAAGACCGCGGCTTGACCCTTCAGCATCGTGAAGGAGCCTTCGCAGTCGGCCTCACCCGCGGTGGTCGCGCGCACGCGCGTCCCCATGCCGCGAACCTTGCCGATCTCCATCGTCGGGCTGTAGGTGATCTCGGTAAAGTCCGGCGTGTCGACGCCTTCGATGGCGACTCCGACGCTGGCCCACGAGTAGGCGTGTCCGTTGATGATGGGCGAATCAGCCATGGTCGTCTCCGTGGAGCGTCGTGCTTGCGGCACGCGCGGTAGAGCGAGGGGGCGCGGACGGACGCTGCGTTTCCGCAGGCCGCTTCACGCGCTCAGAGGCCGCCCCTCACGGCCAGCCAGTACGTCTTGAGATCAGGCGGCGGGCGCGGTCGGCGAGAGCGCCGGGTTCTCGAAGCCGATGTCCGTCTCGATGAACTTCGCGTAGCCCTTCGGCCGGATGCGAACCTTCGTGCGGAGCGTCTGCGTCGAGAGGATGTTGTTATCGCGCTGCACCGAGCAGCTCGTGGTCGTCACGCGGCCCTTCGCGGTGAGGTCACCGGAGAGCGCGGCGTTGACCTTCGTTTCGATCGCGCGGGCGTCGGCTTCGAGGATCAGCCCCGCATCGTCGACGCGGACGACGTCGTCGTTCAGGAAGTTGAACAGCTCGGCGTAGTTGATCGTGCAGGCACGATCCATCAGGCGCCGGTACTGGAGGTACTGGAAGTCGGAGCCGCCCGTCGCCATCGTGCGCCCGTTGGTCACGTAGAAGCCGTTTCGACCGGCGTACGTGCGGAGCGTGATGAAGCGCGCGGCGTCGAGGCCCTCGGTCACGAACTCGTCGCGGGCGAGCGAGACGACGCCCTTGAGCGGTCCGCCCTCCTTGTCCTGCCTGGTGCGGGCCACGTCGCGCCGGATGTCCTGCGAGGCGATGCGCGCGGCGACCGGCCAGGCCGAGTTGCGGGACATCTGCTTGCCGTTCGCGATGAGCTCGCAGTACCCGGCGCACACGGCGACGCGGGTGCTGGCGAAGTTCACGAACGCGGCGATCGTGTTCGAGTCGGTGTCGCTCGGGCACTCGACGAGGCAGAAGAGGTACCGGAAGACGTTCTCTTCCGCGGCCATCTTCACGTCCGTCGCGGCGGCGATCGTGGCCGCACCGGCGACCGTGGAGGCAGCGCCGACGAGGTGGACGAAGCCGAAGCGCGCGGTCGCGTAGCTCGTGCGGAGCGCGTCGAACGCGGCGTCGCTGTTCGTGCTGGAGTAGCCGGGCGCCGTGCAGGTGAACGAGTGGATGTCGCCGACCTTGAACGAGGTGGGACCGGCTCCGTTCACCCACGTGACCGTGAGGTTCGTGTTCGGGATCGCGTAGATGCCGCTGACGGGCACCGCGATCTCGGCCGAGTAGTTGTCACCACCATCGAGCGAGTACTTGAACGCCGCGGTAGCTGCCGCGAGGTTCGTGCCCTGCTTGGTGATCTCCAGCTTCACCGAGTACGCATCGAAGGGCGCCCCAGCGACGGTCATCGTCGCCGTCGAGTCGCCCGCGCCGCCACGGGTGACCGCCGTGGCGCTTGCCACTCCGGCGATCGACGACGTGACGCGCATCACGCCGACCGATCCACCGGCCACCTGGAGGTGGTAGACGGCGGCATCGACGAGCGGGCCGTGCCCATAGTCGGTCTTGACCTTGTCGGCGTCGCTGTAGAACGCGAGGACGTTCGCCGTGCCCGTCGAGGACACGCCGATCTTCACGTGGGTCTGCGAGTCGTCGGAAGCGGCGAGCCCGAGGCCGCCATCGCTGATCGTCTGAGTCACCTTGGGGAGTGCCATGGCGTACGTCTCCGTCTCGCGCGGCGTCGTGCGCCCGCGTTGGTCATCTGGTGGTGAGAGGCCGGCGCCCGGCCGTTACGTGGTCAGCGGCAGGGGAACGAGGTCGCCCACTCGATCGCGGCGAGGTAGACCTCCTCGGTCACCTCCTGCCCGATCGGCCACTGCTTGCCGGCCTTCACACCGGCGAACGTCGAGGCGGCGGTCTTGTGCTTCTCCGCCCAGAACTCGATCGGCTTGCGCGCGTCGGCAGCGGGCGGCGGTGCTTCGGCCGCGGGAGCGGTGTCGAGCTTGTCGTCGTTCTTCTTGCTCATGGCTCGTCCCATTCGACGGTGCCGTCGGCGGCCGTCGCTCCTGTAGTGTTCGGCTCCAGCGTCGTCGCCTGAACCGTCTGATAGGTGCGCTTGTGCACGGGCAGCGAGAGCGCGAACGTCACCAGGGCGGCGTGCCCGTGGTCGATGTTGTCCGGCTGGATCCACTCCTCGCCGAGCATCTCGATCGACCCCCACGCCGTGGCGCGGAGCCGGACGAGGAGGTTATGCACCATCGCCTCGGTGTCGTCGTAGTCCGCGCCCCACACGTGAGCGACCATCTGGACGCGGCGGGTGAGGATCGCGACGGGGTTCGTCGTCCGCTTCTCGGGCGCCTGGTGCTGCACCGAGGTCGGCACCCAGACGATGCGCGGCGGGGAGGCGTGGACGTCGAGGTCCTTCGCGCCGAAGCCGAACACGACGCCTGCGTGCAGCGCGGCGAGCGCGGTCTGGAGCTCGGCGACGAGGTCGGTGATCTTGCCGGCCATCGGTCAGCCCTTCATCAGTCGCGAGAGGAAGCGGGTGCCCGCGGCGTTCAGCGCCTTCGCCCAGATCGGGCCGGGCGAGCCTTCGGGCACCATCTGCCTGCGAGGGATGGTCACTTCCTTGGCGAAGATCCACCCGGTGGTCTTGCGCGTGCGGCCGTGAACCTTGCCCTTGAACCGGAGGAACTTGCCGCGCTTCGGTCGGATGGTCGCGCCGTACTGGTGCACGGGCGCGCCGATGAAGTTCGTGCCGATGCGGAACGCGCTCCGCTGCGGCTGGTACGAGAACGACGAGCGCAGACGCCCGGTGTCGAGCAGGGGCTTCCCGCCTGCACGGAGCTTGAGCGCTGCCCATCCCTGGCCGTACGGATCGCGCGACTCGCGGAACCCGAACTGCACCTGAGCGAGCGCTTCGGCGCCGAGGACGTTCGTTAGGCGCGTCTGCGTGTCGCTCGACGCGAGCGTCTTGAGCTTCGCCTGGAGCCGCGCGAGCTTCGCGAAGTCGCCCTTCAGCGCCATGCGCGCGCCGCGTGTGTGACGACCTCGATGCCCGAGGCGTCTTCCTCGGTGGGCGAGGCGTCGACGATGCCGATCGGCTCCGTGGAGCCCTTCGCGACACCGTCCAGCCACTTCATGGCGTCGAGGTACCGATCGCGCACGTTCGCGTCGGCGCCGTCGGGGTTGAAGCCGCGCACCGACAGGATCTCGTACGCGGCGATCTTGGCGATGCACTTCGTGAGGTCGACGCCCCACGCGGACAGCGGCAGATCGAAGCGGACGGCGAGCTTGCCGTCTGCCTCCTCGCTTGCAGCCGCCAGCGCCTCGCAGCGCTTCGCCTGGGTGACGCTCGCCACGGCAGCAGCCGGAAGGCCGTGCGTGTCGAGGTCGACGAGGTTCGCGTAGGAGATCCCCGCCTTGCCGTCCACGTCGAACGTGAAGCTCGGCGTCGTGCCTCCGAGCGTCCAGGCGACCCGGACGTACCTCTCGGGGGAGATCGCCGTGATGCGCTCGACGTACAGGCTTTGGGCGCGGGCGAAGTTCGCGAACGACTTCCAGCCGTCGACGCCGTCGGCCGAGCACTCCAGGCGCACGTCGCACGTGGGCGCGGTGCCAGAGAACGCCGTGACGTTGAGTTGCTGGCGCAGGAGACGGTTGACCGCGCCGAGGTCGATCGCCGAGGTGGTCCCCGACGTCGTCCTCGCCGTGCTCACCTGGAGCGTCGATGCCGTCTCCCAGTTCGCCACGATCAGCCCTTCAGGTCGCCGTTGACGCCGGAGGTGGCAGAGATGCCACCGCCGCCCGCATCCGTCGGCGTGATGACGACGCGGATGAAGCGATCGAGGCCCGCGAACGACTTGCGCTCGCTGCCCGCCGCCGTGAGCTGCGTGAAGGTCGCCACGTCGCGCCAGGCGCCGAGGCCCGAGCCGCTGCCGTCCTTCGACGTCTGGACCTTGCAGTCGAGCGTGTCGGAGCCGGTGAGCGCCGTGCAGAGGAACTCCGCGTTGAGCGTGGTGCGGTCGCCGATGTCGATCGCGTCGCCGTTCTTCGCGCCCGCCGTGGTATGCGTGGTCGCGGGGAAGAGGACCACGCCCTCCTCGATGTCGAGATACTGACCGTTCTTCGTGCTCATGGGATCCTCACGTCGCGGCAGCAATCACCGCGGAGGCCTCACGGGACGTGAAGCCGGATTGTTCAAGTTCTTCGGTGGTGGCGCCGTCGAGGTCTTCGATCGCGCTGTACCCGACGGCGACGAGCCGCGAGCGGTAGGGGAAGTCTTCAGCGAGTGCCGTGCCCGGCTCGCCCTCCTGCTTCCCTGCCCACGCCGAGGCGAGCGCACCGTCGTAACGGCGCGCCGCCTCAAGGCGCTTCAGGAGGTAGTAGCGTCGTGCCCGCTCGACGCTCATCGCGAGCGAGCGCGGGACGCGGCGGGCTTCGGTGCCTCGGCGGCAGGCGCGGGTGCCTCGGCGACTGCGGGGGCAGCAGCCGGGGGAGCCTTCGCCGCGGCGAGTTCCGCTTCGAGCGCGGCCCGCTTCGCCTGCTCCGCCGCGAGCTGCTCGGCGAGCTGCTCCTTCGACGGTTCGGGCTTGACGAGCGCGCGATCGAGGTAGTCGCCGCGGTGCCTACGGAGCGACGACAGCCCCATCAGTAGCCGCCGACGTTGTGCTGGAGGACCACGACGCCGGGCTTGGTGCCGCCCGGACGACGACGGTACCGGAGCGCCGCCGCGTAGAGGTGCACCGCGCCGACGTCGCTGTCGACGAGGATGTCGCGATCCGTCTGGAGCTGGAGCGCCGCCTGGTTGTACCAGAAGGCGAGCGAGTTCCGGCGAAGGAGGAGCGTCGAGGCCTTGAGGAGCGCCTTCGACGTGTAGATGTTGTCGACGTTGTACGTGCCGTTCGTGAACGTCGCCGTGATGCCGGACGCACCGTTGACGCCGACGAGCGAGTCGATCGCCGTGTCCGTGAGGACGAACGCGCCGCCGCCGTTCGGGACGGTGAGCTCGGCCGAGTAGTTGTTCCCGCCATCGGTCGAGAACTTGAACTTCGCCGTGCCGTTCGACGTGCCGCCGACGGAGATGATGATCTTGAGGTCCCACGCGCCGAGCGGGGTGCCAGCGAGCGTGACGTCCGGGGGCGTGGTGCCCGCCTCGGTCATCGGCGAGGTCGCCATCGACGAGCCGGCGAGCGGGCAGCGATCCGACACCGCGACGGGGATGCCCATGAAGCGGGGGAGCCCGCCGTCGGCCATCTGCGTCAGGAACGGGTTGCCGTTCGAGTCGCGGAGCTTGAAGAGGTCGGCCATCGTGCGCGAGTGCACGACCATGCCGACGACGTCGTCCTGCTCGTCGCCCCAGAGCGCCAGGCCGTCGACGAGCAGATCGTAGTCGAGGCCCTTCGGCACCGTGGCCGAGTAGACGCTCTTGACGAGGCCCGTCGAGGTGGACGACGCCGCCGTGATGAGGCGCTTGTCCATCGCGCGCATCGTCGCGGCGACGACCTGCTGCGCGGCCTCGGTATACGCATCGCCGCCCTTGGCGTTGCGGCCCCAGCGCGTGCACTCGAACGCGAGCGTATCGCGCGAGACGGTGCACTTCTCGCTGGTCTGCTGGATCTTCTTCGGGGTCGCCGCGGTGCCGTCCGCGATGTTCTCCTCGAACTCGCCCATGGTGCCGAAGTACGGGACCTCGACCTCGTTGCCGATGCTGTCGGCGCCGCCGCCGAACGAGCCGTCCGCGACCGCAGCGCCGAGCGCCGCGAGCATCGAGCCCTTGAAGATGCCCTTCTGGGCGAACGCCGCCTGCACGGCGTCGGTGAAGATTTCCGGGATGAGGATGTCGCTCTTGGTCGTGCGTGCCATGGTGGGTATCTCCGTGACGAAACGCCGCCGCCCCACTCGCCTCGGGAGAGGCGGCAGGGTTTCGGCTTCTGGGGGTTGGTCAGAGCCGCGCTATCGCGTCGGCGGCGCTCGCGACGTTCGCTCGCGAGGGAGTCGGTGATGGATCAGGAACGCTCGGCCGCCTCGCGCATCGCGCGGTACAGGTCGATGTTCTCGTCGTGCAGTTCGTGACGCTCGCCGAACGAGAGGTCCGACCAGCTCTTACCGTTCCACTCCAGCGCCGAGGCCGCGTGCTGCGGTTCGACGGCGGGCGCCTGGAACTGCGGGATCGCGGGGGCGGTGTCGACGAACGCCTTGAGCGTGTCGATCGGGCAGGCCTTCGCCCACTCGACCATCGCCGGGGCGAGCTTGCCGTCCTTGCGCGCCTTCTCGATGAGCGACGCGCGCTCTCTGTTCGCGGCGGCCGTCTGCATCTCTTCGACCGTGGCCTGGAGTTCGACGACCTTGTCGGCCGAGGACTTCCACGCCTGCACGACGCCCATCGCTTCGGCGACGGTGGCCTTGCCGGTGACGGTCATCATCTCGCGCTCGAAGGACTTGAGCGACGTGACGGCGCTGACGGCGTCTGCCTCGATGGCGGTTTCGGCGAGGCCGAGGACGGGGAGGAGGAGCTTGATAGACATGTCGATCTCCGTGCTGGTGTCGCGCGCCACGCGGGCGCGGATGGTGTCGAGAGAGCGACGCGCAAGCGCGACCGCCTCGGGGTTGGCCGGGATGCCGACCACGCTGATTTCGAGTAGCTCGTTGCCGGTGAGAGCCGCGACCTGCTTGCCGTCGAGGTCGATCATGTGAACCGCGCCAGCGCGGAACCCGACCGACACCGCGCTAAGGGCGCCCTGCTTGATGCTCTCCCAGACCTGCTCAGCGAACGGGTTGGCCTTCGCGTCGACGAACTTGAGCGTCGCGAGCAGACGGCCTTCCTCGACGCGCACGTTCTCGGCCTTGCCTACGGGCAGTCCGCGCGAGTCGTGGCCGAAGAACACGACCGGGTTCTTCGCGTAGCGCGTCAGGTCCCAGTCCTGCATCACGATCTCGCCGTACGAGTCGAGCGCGGCGGTGGAGGCGATCACGTCGAGCGCGCGCTCCTCGTCGCGAGACGCGCGGACCTCGAAGCCGTAGTCCAGGTGCAGGATCTCGGTGGTCATCGCGTCTTGTCCTTGTGGATCTCCGCCAGTGCGGGCGGGTATTCGGTGAGGTCCGGCTGCCACGAGGTGGCGGCGCTCGGCGGCGTGCCGAATCCGGCGTCTGCCTGCGTGCTCGTCGGAACCTTCGTGAGCGGCCCGGCCTGCTCGCCGCTGAGGGCGATGAACGACGACCGGCAGTTGAAGTGCAGCGGTGGCGTGTGCTCTTGCCACCACGCATCGTCTGCGGGGCGCTTCGTGCCGTCGCAGGCGTGGCAGATCGGCGACTCGCGCCCGTCCAAGATCGCGTCGAACATCCACACGGGGCGATCGGCGATGATGTCCGGGTGCTTCGCCTGGAAGTACCGGCCCGCGCTGTATGCGCTCTGAACGTTGGTGCGAAAGATCGTCTCCAGGCGCCACGGCGGATCGTCCACCGAACCTCGCCACGCTCGCTTGAGCGCGGCGCCGATGCCCTTCTTCCACTCATCGAGCGCGGTGCCGGTGGCGATGGCGCGGTCGATCGACTTCCACACCTGGTGGACGAGATCGAGCTGCGCGACGCCGCTGACGGTGAACGCTCGCTCCTTCGCTCGGCCGCGGAGGTCCGCCCACTCGCCCTTCAGGAGCGGGACGCGCTTCCTGAACCACGCAATCGCGGCGACGAAGTCGACCACGTCGGCCGACACGGTCCACGCCATCGGTCAGACGTACAGGGCGAGGATGCCCGTCGCGGTGGTCGATGCTGCCCGCACGCGGCGGACGAGGATCGGCACGATGTTCGACCAGCCAGCCGAGATCGCAAGCGTCACCTGCTCGCCGTTCTCGGTGACGATCACGACGTTGCCCGCGCCCGAGCAGTAGAGCGCCTGGCACATCCCGTCGGGAAGGTCGGCGCTATCGCTCGGCGTCACGCTCTTGATCGAGCGGTACGGCCCGAGGGGACCGCTCTCTTTTCCAAGGGGCCAGCTCATGTGTCCTCGTTCAGCGCGTGACGCCCGCCGAGTTCCGCCATGGTGAGCGCGGCTTCGGTGAGCTTGGTCAGGTTGGCGGGCGACATGCCCTTGAAGGTGACGAGCAGGCGCTCGCGGATGTCCTCGAACGACTCGCCCGCCTCGATGGCTTCGAGCACCGCGACGACGTCCTCGTCGAGCACCTTCGCTGCCCGAGCACGGGCGCTGTCGGCGACCGCGTCGGCGTAGAGTTGCCCCTGGATCACGCCGGAGCGGACAGGGACGCTGCGCCCCGACGCGAGGCGAATGAACGCCTTTGCGGGAGGGGCGTCTTCGTTCGGTTCGGCGTCGGCGTCCTCCGCGGGCGCGTCGGGCTCCGCAGGAGCGACCGGTGCCGGTGGCTTCACCAGCTCGTCGCCGCCCTCGTCGAGCGGGTCGAGTCCGGCAGCGGCGCGGACCTCGTTGACGGTGAACACGCCGACGGCGGCGAGGTCCTTCGCGGTCGCGCTCTTGATCTTGTCGACGTCCGCGCGCGCCTTCGCGTCCTCGGGCGGCTTCGTGTTCCAGAGCGGCCAGGGCGCGAGGTCGCGCGAGCCGAAGTTGAACTCCGACCACCACACAAGCGCCTGGTCGTGAATGCACGTCGACAGCGTCTCGGCGTCGGCATCGATGAAGACTTGCAGCACGCGCCCATGAAGCGTCGCGCCGGTGGACACCGGGCCGCTAACCTCGGTCGAGAGGTTCTGGCCGAGGATGGCGACGCTCATGCCGATGTCGGCCGCGTTCTTCTGCGCCTCGAACGTCTGCCACGTGTTCGCCGTCGACTCCACGAGCTTCACGGTGAAGCCCGGAGGCGGCACTATTGCCGAGTTCGCCTGCGCCGCGAAGAGGTCCGCGGCAAGCTCCTTGCGCGCGTCCTTCGTCAGCGTCTTCGGGTCGCCGATGGCATCGGCCACGAGGTGCCCGCCCGCGTTCTTGCCGGAGTAGTAACCCCAGTCTTCGATCGCGTACCGCTTGAGGAGGTGCCAGAGCGAGATCGCGCGCCACGTACCGAACGCCCACGGGCGGTGGTCGCCGTGCGGCGTGTACAGGATCCACTTGCCGTCGCCGGCAGCGATGTCGAGCGTCTTGCCGTCGACGGTCTTGAGCGTCCACGCGCGGCGCTGCCAGTCGTAGCGGAGGTGTCGCGGGTGCCACACCTTCAGCACGGGGACGAGACGGTTTGTCGGCTCGCCGCGGTCGGTCCACACGATCTCGGCGACGCCGATGCCGAGCAGGATGCCCCACGCGAGGAGCTGCGAGAGCGCCGTCGAGGGGAAGGCCTTGTACCAGTCCTCGCCCGCTTCGAGCGCCTTGACCAGTCGCCTCGTGCCGCGCACCGCCTCGAACTCCAGCGGGAGGCCGACGAAGCCGAGCGTCCGCGTCTTGAGCGCCGCCTGCACGCGGTCGTCGCCCATGGCCGACTCGCAGAAGTCTGCGGCGAGCTCCATGTGTCCGGCGTCCGCCATCGAACGCGCGGCCTTGATGAGCCCAGGCGTCCAGTCGGCGAGCGTCCGCGTGGTCGCGGGCTCGACGTAGGTGGTGCGGTCGAGGTCGGGCATGTGGTGGTGTTCAGCGTCGGCCGCCGCCGCCGATCAGCATCGAGCTGTCGTCGTCGTTGCCTTCGAGCATGAGTTCCGTGAGCGCCCAGACGAGCGCGTCGATGCGGTCCGGGGAGGTCGACTCGCCGTCGTCCGACGCCTTCGCTCGGCGTACCGGCGCGGTCGGGTCCCACTGGCACATCTGGTCTTCAAGCTTCGGGAGCGCGCCCACGTGGTGGACTCGGCCTTGCTCGTACAGGGCGGCGATCGGCTCGGCCCTCGTGTGCTTGCCTCGGGAGGCGCGGACAGCGCGGTACGACACGTCGCGGTCTACGGTACGGATCGCCGTCTCGACGAGGTCGCCGCCGTTGTTCACCTCGCCGACCAGCCGGTCTGCGTTGTGCGCGCGGTAGGCGTTCACCGCTTCGCTCGCCCACTGGTGAGGGGACGCGCTCAGCGTGCGGTCGTCGAGCACGTAGCCGTGACCGTCCGAGCCGAGCCCGGCGACCACGATGCCCGTCTCGTTGCTCGTCGCGTTCGACGATACGGCCGGGTCGACGGCGACCACGACGCGAATCAGCGAGGGCATGTCCTTGCGGAGCACGCGCAGCTCGTCGATGGCCGCGCGCTTCCAGAGGGCGCCGGGGTTGTCGTCAAGGATCTCCGCGTCGATCTCCTGCCGTCCGAGGCGAGTGCCGAGGTAGCGGCGGGCGATCTGGTCGCGGAAGGCGGCGGCGAGGTGCGGATTCTCGAACGTGGAGCCGCGCGTCACGCGGACGTCGGCGGGGTCGCCCGAGCGCTTCATCATCGCCCGAATCAAGTCGGTCGGGCGCGGCGTCGTCGTGATGACGACCCGAGGGTCCACGCCGAGGCGCAGACCGAACATCAACTGGTCCCACGTCTCTGGGTAGCGCCACGAGGCCAGCTCGTCGCAGAGCGCGCCGTCGTGCTGCTTGCCACGAAGCCGGTCGGGCTCCTCGGCGGAGTACGTGAAGGCCATGGCGCCGTTCGGCCACACGAGGCGGGAGCGCGCGGACTGCCACGTCGGGCGGCACCACGGGGCGGCCGTCGCAAGGATGCCGCTCTCGCCTTCGATGAGGACGTCGCGCACGTCGGATGCCGTGGCGCCGACGAGGGCGAGGCGTCCGGCCTTCTTCGTCTCGACCTGCTCGCGCACCCACTCGACGCCGCAGCGCGTGTTGTGGGTCGGGATCATCGCCTCGCCGGCTAGAAACATCGAGTGCGGCGCGTCGACGGTCAGGCACCGCATCGGCTTGGCCGCGATGCGCTCGGCGCGAACGATCATGCGGTGATGGTGCCGGAGTGCCTGCTCACGCTTCGGTTGCATCCGCGCCACCTTGCGCGGCATCGCAAACACCTGGACGGTCGGCGTCCAGCACACACGCCAGAACTTGCCGTATGTAACGGTTCCGATGCGGGCGACGCACTCTGAGATGACCGGCTTCTGACCCAGGCTCCGGGCAAGCTCCACGACTGCGTCGACGAGGCGCTTGTTCGTGTTGGAGAACTCGACGTGCGTGCCTTTGGCCGCCGCCGATCCATCCGTATCCATCAGGCCACGCAACAGCGCAAGCCGTTGCTCTGGTGATGCCCGCAGGTAGATCGCCGGGACGTGCTTGTCTTCGAGTACGCCGGCGCGGCGCAAGTCGACGAGCAATCCGCGAGTCCCCACCGTTTGCGCGCTCTTCCGTACCGTTGTCCGGTAGCCCGCGGCCTCGATCGCCGCGCGGAGGTGCGCTTGGTCGCTCTCGTGAGCGGTGAAGTCGCCGCTACCCTTGGACCCGTCGCCCAGCCACGCCCCAAGGACGTACGGGTCAACCGGCAGCTTCGCGTCGGGCGTCTGGAGTGCACCGCACACCGGCACGCAGTGATTCGTGTCCTCGCGTGGACCATAGGTGATCGTGTCGACGATCTCCTGCGTCGTGCGAATGCGCGGGCCCGGTGCGTCGAGGTGCACAACCGGCTCGCGTGCGACGTATCGGTCCGCAGTCAAGTGCTTGGTCAGTGACGACCTCGCGACGCCGCAGATCTTCGCGGCCCTGCGAACCGACAGGCCGTCGCGCACCGCGCCGAGCGCGCGCTCGACTACGTCTCGCGGCAACTCCACGCCGAGCTTGCGGCGCAGTCGCCACGCAGGCCACTCGACAGGGAATCGCGACGTGTCTTCGTACGGCGACCGAAGAAAGGCTTTCCGCTCGGCGTGCGTCCACGTCACCCACTGGTGCTCGCCGCACGCATCGATGAACGTGCCGTCGGAGAACCACAACCGGTAGGCGGTGTCCGGCACCGCGTCGAAGGTCTTGAGGACCCTGCACGGCCGCCCGGACTCGTCAAACACTTCATCGCCTACGGCGATATCTTGCAGTCTTTTCCAGCCGGTCGGCGTCGGGATCATCGTCCCTAAGCATAGCAGCTTGCCGAATCCACGTCCGGCGAGCACGAGCCAGATCCGCCACATCCCGAGCGGGGCGATCTGGCTCTCGCGCGCCCAGAACCGCCACTCGTAGAACAGCCGTCGCCGCTCGTCAGGGCTTAGCGCTTGGATCGCCGCTTCGCGCTGCGAGGTCGGCAGCGATGCCAGCGAGCTTGCCGAGAATCGCGTCGGTGGGGTCAACTTGCTGCACCATCAGCGGGCCGCCATCGGCGCCGCTGGCTTCGATCTTCGTCGCCGCATCGAGCCCGAGGATCCGCCGCACGTCGCGGTCGTTCTCCCGGTCTTCCTTGTCGATGTTGAGCAGCAGCGCGGCGGCCTTCATGTCGCCGCGCACGGCCTTCGCGTAGTACGAGAGGCGGAGGGCGGAGCACCGCGCTCGGCGCTCGCCGTAGTTCTCCAGGATGCTCGACACGAGGTCCTCGGTCGCCATGTCCTGGCGCTCGCGGTACTGCTCGATCGCGCACTGCACCGAGCGACGCGCCGAGCTGCGATCGTAGAAGCCGATCTTCTCGGCGATCTGATCGTACGTGGCCCCCGCAAGGCGCAGCTCGACCGCCTGCCGGCGTTTCTCGGTGTCGACGATCTCGCGCTTGTCGCGCTTGGCGCTGTTGCCCACGATGATGCGGCCTTCTATGGAGCGTGTGGGTCGGGTCGAACGCCTGACGACGCGGGAAGCGTCGCCCCATCCACTACGGCACACGCAGAACTTCGTCCGAGATACATCGACGCCCCCATCTCTGCAATCCGCGCGAACGGCACCTCGGGGACTGCGAGCCGCTTTCGATATGCAGGGTCGACGAAGTAGAGGTAGCGGAGCTGAAACCCCGGCAGGATCGTGCCGCCAATGTCGGCGATGAGACGGCCGAAGTCGTACTTGCCGCCCGTCGTGTCGTAGTACGACCGACCGCCAAGGAACGCGCGCGGCGACGTCGGATTTGATTCGAGGGTCATCTTGTGGATGACGGTACCGTCAGGGAGACGGGCGAGGTTCGCGCTTTCCCGGATGCCAGTCAGAACGAACCCGGAGGCGCGATAGATCGTGCCGTCCCCGCACTGCGTCGCGTCGGCGAACGACACCACCCACTTCACCTGCGGCGCATGCTTGCGCAGCAGGCGCATCGCAACGGCGATGGCGCGAGACTCGCTGTTTCGCGGCAGGGCGTCGTCGAACGCCATCCGGTTCAGTTCGAGAAATTCGTTCCACCCGGTACCCTCGACGAGGCCCAGCATCTTGCGCTTGTCCAGCGACGGGCCGAACTGCATCACCCCGTGGCATCGGTCGCCGAGGAAGACGCCGAGGTGGAGTTGGCTGTTGCGCACTACCTTGCCCGAGTAGTGTAGGCGCGCGGTGAGGCGGTCGGCATCGGCGCGCGAGATCGGTCGGACGACGATGTCCTTAGGGCTTGCCAAGGTACGCCTCGGCGATACGGGCGAGCGCGTTGCCGTTGCCGTTCGAGTTGATCGCCGTAAACGGCCCGCCTGCTGACGCCCTGCGAATCGCCTCGCGCACGACATCGACCTGCGCATCGTGAAGCGTGAACGTCATCTGCTGAAACGGCTCCCTGTCGCCGCTCGGAAGCGCGCCGAACGCATCGCCGTCCGCAAGCTCGCGCACGGCACCGATCAGGTCGGTCACCTCCGCCCGCTCCAGCCCCGCCGCATCGAGCAGCTCGGCCCGCGTGGCGCTCAGCCCCTCGACGATCTCCGCGAGCGCTTCCTTGTGCCACTCGGCCTCCTCGCCGAGCCGGTTGTCCGCGATGGCGTAGGCGTCGGCCTCCGCCTCGTCGGTGAACTCGTGGAACCGCACCGGCACGAGTCCAGGTCCGGGCGCGCCCTTCGGGATGAACGTCGGGTCGGCCGCGAGCAGCGACCGCATCGCCTTCAGCCGCGTGTGCCCGGCGACCATCCGGCCCGCCGACGTCCACACGCAGATCGGAGCGACGAAGCCGAACGTCTTGAGCGACTTCGCGACCTTCTCGACCGGCGTGCCGTCGTTCAGTCGCGGGTTCTTCGCCCACGGGACGAGCGAGTCGATCGGCATCCACAACGCGGCGGGGATGGGCGATGCCGCCTGATTCTTCTTCGAGGTCACGTGTTACTCCGCGGCTTCTTCGTCGCCACGGCGAAGCCGATGCGCGCGCGCGCGATCTCGACGTACTCGGCCTCTCGCTCGATGCCGGTCACGTCGTCCCATCCCGCGAGCAACGCTCCGATCACTTCGGAGCCGCTGCCCGAGAACGGCACGAGCAGCTTCCGCGCGTCGCCTTCGCGAGCGGGCGGGAGGAGGAGCGTCGCGAGGTGTCGCGCGAGGGTGATCGGCTTGACGGTGGGGTGGTGGTTGCGCACCGAGCCCTCGCTGCGTTCGCCGTCTCGAAGGGCTCCAACGCCCTTGCCCGCCTCCCGCAAGCCCGCCTCCCGCTCCCGCCTCGACGCCTTCGCGACGTAGAAGAAGCGCGAGGCGCCGCCGCTGTCGCCGTCCTGCGGACCGGCCGGAATGCCGTCGGCCGACGGTGACCAGATGCCGCCTTTGCCTCGGTCCGGTCGAGGATCGTTGCTGCGCGTGATCCCGCTCTGCTCATCCAGCATCGCCGCCGCGCCTTCGTCGAGGAGGACGTTTGCGGGCCAGCGGCCGGCGTCGAGGGGCTCGATCTTCGCCTTGCCGCCCGATCCGATCCTGCACGCATCGATCGCCAACCCGCCGACGCCCCACTTCGCAGCGTTCTGCGCGACGGTGCCATCGAGCGGCTTGCGGGCGAGGATCGCGGGCTCCCACGCGGGCTTCAGCGCGGTACCGTAGCCGGACCAGGTGCGGGCGGCGTCGGTGGCGGGAGCGGTCAGACAATCCACGGCGCTCCTGTCTTGCGCGTGTCCGCCGATGAGCTTGCCGCCTGTTTTATTCGACGTTCGACCTACCGCATTAGGATTCGGCCCGACGACCTCGCGCTCGGCCCCTGCCGCCGCGTCGATCGCCTTGCTCACGTCCAGCGACTTCGGAAACCCGCTCCCATACAGCCACGAGAAGCAGTCGCGGATCTCGAAGCCCGCATCTTCGATCGCAACCGCGAGCCGGTGGAACGTTCGCGTGCCGCCGAATGCGATGAGCGGCGCGCCTGGCTTGAGCACACGAAGCGCCTCCTGCCAGGTCTCGATCGGCGGAATGCCGTAGTCCCAGCCCTTGCCCATGAACGAGATGCCGTACGGCGGATCGCTCAAGAGCGCGTCGAAGTGGTTGTCCGGGTAGCGCTTGAGGACTTCCAGCGCGTCGCCGTGCTCGATCGCCCACGAGCCGAGCGTCCGCGTCACCGCGTGCCCCTCACTCTCCGGTGCGGGCTCGGGCTCGGCCTCGGGCGGCTTCGGTAGCAGGTCGGTCACCTCCACCCGCTCCTGATTCTTCTTCGATGTCACGTGGTTTCGGTTTGTGTGTGCGCGTGGCGCTAGTTCAGGACGCTCTGTTCGAGCCGTCGTCGGATCTCTCGAAGCGCCTCGCGCTCCCTCCGCATCTTGCCGCGCGACACGATCTCCAGCGTGTCCTCGCCGTACGACAGCGCGTCGGCCATCGTCTGCCCGTCCGTCAGCGACCACCGATCCAGGTCGCCGCCTCGGGTGCGGAAACGGTCGATCACCGCCGCCTTGATCTGGGGCATCGGCCCGAGCGACCGGAGCACGGCGCGAACGTCAATTCTACAGCGCACGGCGCCTCGTGTTTTTCGGGTGGCTTTTTTGCCACACCTCGCCAGGAACGCCTTTCAGCGTCCGAACGGCCTCGGGTGGCTTGGGCGACGCCGGAGCGTCTACGGGGCGACTGGTGCGCTCACGCAGATCCGATTAGATCCGCACACGCACCGGTCGGGAGTTTCGGCGACCACGTTGCCGGTCGTCACGTCGGTCAGCACCCGCGCGGCGTTGCCGTCTGGGATGTCCCGCTCGGCGCCGCACACGATGCACCGGACCTCGACGTCCACGGTGACCCGGAGCTCCACGCGGGGAACGCTACCGCGGGATCGCGACCGCTGCGAGCGACGCCGACCGAAGCCGACGCCGCCCGCCCGGTGGGGGGAGGGTCGGGGAGGGCGCATCGTCCAGCCTTGCGACCGTCGTGCGCACATAGGTACGTGTTCGCGACGCCACCGCACGGGACCGCGTGAAAC